TATAAAATGTATTTTCCACCTGTATCAGCAAGTGTATTATCATAATCAAATGGTGTCATAAACTGACCTTCTCCAGTTCCAACATCACCCTGCCTTTGAATAACAAAGTAAAGTTCCCTAACAGGATTTACAAAATCCAAATTGAACCGACCTTCTTGATTTCCCTGTGGAATATCGAATACATTTTGTTGAACTTGTGTGATAATATAGTCCTTCTTCTCTGTCATAAACTTTACCCTTTCAGATGGATCTAAGAAGACAACCTCTGTGCATAACCTAAAGTCCTTGATATGTATAGTTCCGGGTGTAACAGGTTGAAGCTGACCAGTTGATCCCTTTATTATGAGATGATCATGATTTCTAATCTTAATTTCAACCTCGACTTCTTGTTTTGTTATGGAACATAAGGGTATAGCCAACTCTGGATTGTTATAAAAATAAAAAGGTAAATCTACAAAGAACTCATCTTCTGTTGTAGCGGTACCAATAACACCGAGAATGTCTTTGTCAGATACTCTTGTGTCAACTGTACGCTCCGGGTATTTACCAATAAGCTCTTTGAGAGCCCTTTGCTTTGTTTGTGTGATGTTATGTTCTGAATATATTTGGAGATAATCACTTGTTAATCTCTGTATAACTTTACCACCCACCATGAGATCTACATGTTCTATGAGAGCATGTCCTATAGACTCAATAAACCTTGGGTCGTCATAAATTAGAGTAGAAATAGATGGCAATTTCATCTTAACACTTATAGTTGTCAATAAATCACCTGTATTTTGAGGAACTCTAAATCTGACCTTACCACCGAAATCTGCAGCATTTTCTGGATCTATGTTTACATATTCTCTTGCAAAGTTTGAATGTTTTTTGAAACTTTGCAAAAAGTATGAATAGTCTGGATCAAAGGTAAAAAACCTGTCTTGAGGTCCAGATGTTAAAAGCTGTACTCTTCCAGCCATTACTACTATAAGATTCTAAAATTTTAAGCCTGCCAAACCAGCATTAACACGTAATATATTAAAGTTCGAAGCATATACACGTGTCTTATTATCATCTACACTGTTGATAGGATCTATTTCAATTGTCAACAATTTATGAACTATTCTGCTCATGTTTACTTGTCCAGTTGGATAATACATCTCCGGATTAAGGGCAAAACTGTACATAGAAAACTCAGATTGTTTATAATTCGTCGCGGCTACGTATTCTGGAGGACTTATATGATATTTTAGAGCTTGTTCATAAACTAAAAACTTCCTATCTCTATCAAAAACAAGTTCGTTGTTGAATCTTAATTTTACATTTGATATCGTATTATACCTATTTGGGTGATTATCACGAACAGCCTTTTCAGATTGTGAAACGAAAAAAAGTTCCTTAACTGGGTGTGAAAAATTAAGCATAACAGATTTAGTATTTTCACCAGCTTTCATTACAAACTTTGACATTTGAAGTTGTGTTATGACATAATCAATGGGTCTGGACATAAGGTAGTCACGTTCTCTGTCTGTGAGAAATACAAACTCTGTATCAATTGCTATCTTTTTTAGAGTAGCTATAGCATTTTCTGGGTTTGCACCTGATACCAGTTCAGATAGAGGTCTCAGCTTAATCCTCACTTCAACTATTTGTTTAGTGAGAGCACAAGTTGGTATAGAGAGACTTGAATTACGATAAAAATAAAATGGAAGATCAATGAAATAATTGTAATCTCCCGAATAAGCTATCGTATTCCCGTGACTGTTCAGGAAGTATACAGTTTGGTCAGTGTCATCATCTGTATTGTAGAGTTGCTGATGCATGTAAATGTATTCACCTGTCAATTTTTGTATAGTTTGTCCTCCGATGAGAAGCTCTGCACTCTCTATTAAATGTGAAATCACAGAAGGAGACCACTCGTAACCAGTGGAAGGATCATCAAGTGTAACTTTCAAATTCAAGTTCTTTACTAAATCACCTTTATCGTTGGGTATACGACATGTAATCGTTTTTCCAAATGTGAGGTCTCCATCAAACTGACTTTCAATGTAATCTACAGAAAACTTAGTGTGTCTTCTAAAATTCATCAGGAAATATGAAAACTGTGGATCTCCTGTGAGCCACTGATCTTGGACTCCGGTGGCAGCAAGTCTTAAACGACCTGACATTCCTATAGTATGTGAGTAAAATTTTGCTAATTAAAACGGTACAATAATGTAGAATGAACCTTCAGTTGAAGAAATTCAAACCTGAGACTATTAGCGATGACAGGGTTTGTGTGTTCATAGGCAAGAGAAATACAGGTAAATCAACCCTTGTCAAAGATATCATGTACCATAAGAAACATCTTCCAGCTGGTATAGTTCTCTCAGGAACAGAGGAGGGTAACCATTTTTATTCAGATTTTGTACCAGATCTATTTATTTATGGTGACTATGATAGAGATGCAATCGAGAGGGTGATGGCGAGACAGAGAAAACTGGTAGGTAATGGAAAGTCAAATTGTGGAGCCTTCATGCTTCTTGATGACTGTATGTACGATAGTAAGTTTTTGAAGGACACGTGTATACGCCAGTGTTTTATGAATGGTAGACATTGGAAAATCTTCTTCATGCTGACTATGCAATATGTAATGGATTTACCACCAGCTCTTCGCGCTAATGTTGATTATGTCTTTATTTTGAGAGAGAACATCATACAAAATAGAGAAAAGTTATACAAGTCCTTTTTTGGTATCTTTCCTTCTTTTGATATGTTCTGTAAGGTTATGGATGCGTGTACAGAGAATTACGAATGTCTCGTGTTAGATAATACGGTAAAATCTAACAAGATTCAAGATTGTGTATTTTGGTACAAGGCAACTGTGAGAAAGAACTTTAGGGTAGGAAGTCCAGATCTCTGGAAACTTCATAAAAAAATGTTTAATCCTAAGTATCTCTCACAGAAGGAAGATGACGCTAAGAAGGCTACCAAGCAAACAAGATTAAAGATTACAAAGACGAAATAACAAATATAAACTCTGTAACTTTAGTAGGACGATTCTTCAGATTACGACTTCCCCTATAGCAGTTGTAATCAATCTCTATTTTTTCATACGTGTAGGGTTCTAATATCTTTCTCCATTCTTCTGGAGTTATGAATCCTTCGTTGCTATAAGACACTAATGTATGTTTAGCCTTTTCGGTTGCTAATTTCAAGGTAAGTTCCATAGCTTCATTAATCTGTCTCTTGTAATTATACTTACTTCTATTCCAATCTTCAGGGATACCTGATACTTTTGAAAGTGTATGAGGTCTCTCATTGGTACAAATTAAGTTTAACATGAAATAATTAGAACTGTAAGGATGTTGATTATATGGTGGATCTAAGTATATGAGATCAACCTTTGGTAGTTCTCTTAAAAAGTCACACGCATCCCGTCTATGTACGTAAACATCTCTACCCCTCTCAAGCCATATAGGAGTCTCAACTTCAATTCGTTTGGTGATTCTCTCAACTGCATGACCACCTTTACCACCCCACCCACCTTTGTGGAATCCCTTGAATACACCCGAAGTATTTGTATGAATACTCGCCTTTACTACAAGAGGACCCAAACAATAAGGCTTTAAATGATCAGGAACATTGCGGTGAATATAGTCAATCATACCGTCAATTCTCATAGCGTTCTCAGGTGTATAAAAGCATCTATCACAATCTTCATTAGGTGAATAAAGTTCTGTAATCATTCCATTTTTACCCGAACATTTATTCATTTGATCTATATGTTTACGAACTTCCTCTTGGTCAGAGGGAGAAGGTGTATTTAGATAACAAGTAGATAAGACTTCACAATACTTCTCCAAATCATTTACATACAATGTGTCACTATGTGTCAGTAACATTCTCGCTACAACCCCGGAACCCGAAAATGCATCGACGCATATTTTTGGATTTAGTTTCTTTACTACACTCTCTATGTTATCTACTAACTTTCTCTTATTACCTAGGTATGTAATCATAGGTTGATTAACATAGTCTTTCATAATCTGTAGTGATATCTTATGATTTCCTTAAGTGATTGCTTGGCAATGTGTTTCATAACAGCTAAACGTTCACCTGCTTTCCACATTGAACTTTTATTGGGAAACTCGTCATATTTATGTGTTTTAACACAAAAGGTGGCAAACTCACGATCAATGTCTTTTCGTATATCAATTTTTGGTAACATCTCTGAAACGTCAAAATCATCTGAGTTTTCCATTTCCCATACAATTGGCTCTTTCCCAAAGTTTGAGAGAGGACCAATCCTATGTATAATAGATTCACTACTATGAAAATCACATCCAGCTACAAATACCAGATACGGTGAGACAGGTAAATCTTTAAAAAGATGCCAAGATGCATTTAGATTCTTAAACACCCTCTCTATAGCGTTTCCAGTACCTTGTTTTTTGAGACCTTCATTATATCTATTATCATTTGTACCTTGGTATTTATCTTCAACAATTAAAAAACAATATCGTTTGGAATCAATTTCTATGAAAAATAAACCACCGTCCGGACTCATAAAACATTTATTGTCTTTATAATTTGGGATAACCTCAGAAACTTTCAAAGTTTTTTGCCAATGAAACTTTCCAATTTGTTTTACATAGTCAGAGCAAAAATCTTTAAACTCATCCAGGATACAATTTAATGTATTTTCCGAATAAACACATACACCGGATGCGATAGAAGACCCTTTGTGTGTATGTTGTAAATGCGACATGAATATTTGAGATGAAGCGCGTAACTTAGGTGTTTGAAAAACATAAGACTATATCAGATGTCTACCGATATAAATACTCTCAACCTCGCTGACAATGGTGATGGAATGGTATCTCTTAATGACAACCCAACTACTAATTTTGTTAATAACAATCCTCAGATGCCTCCACCCAACCGTGAAGCGTTTTCGCATTCCGAAAAAAATCTGGGACAAAGTAAAGAGATGACCATGGATTCTACACCTATTAACGATTTAATGATGGAGCCCCCAATGATTGGTGAAGAGCCAAAGATGCAGAGCATGCAGATGGCTGCCCCTAACCCCCAGGGTGCTTATGCTGCCCCTCAGCAGCAGGCGGCACCCGAGAGTAAGAACCCCCTTAATCTCACCGATGATCAGATGATTGCCCTCGTCGCTGGTGCTGCGGCAGCCCTCGCTGTGTCCAAGCCTGTGCAAGATAAGCTGGTGACTTCTATTCCCAAGTTCCTTAACGAACAAGGGAGTAGGAGCATGGTTGGTCTTGCTTCTACTGGTTTAGTTGCGGCTATTGTGTTTTACATTGTGAAGGACTATGTCGTGAAGCCTTAAACAGTAACTGCGGCTCCATTTTCCCAACCCATATTAGAATAGATTGATTTATCTATACCCGAAAAGTAAGTAATTATAGCTCCAATGGATAACATCCCCATGAGCAAGGCATTCGTTTTAAGTGTCTTGCCCTTGTCGGTTCCGTACTTCTTGAGATCCTCGGCGGTCTTCTTGAACAACTTATTCATGATATAAGTTAAGACTAACGCAATAACACTCGTCGCCAGAAAGAATTGGCGATCCACAGCAAGTTGTGGAATACGTCCAACAACCATGTGGAACACATTTGGAATTACCACTGTGAGCCACACGAGATTGAGATAGTAGTTGTTAATAATGTTTGGTACCTGAGTGACTCCATATACAGCAATCCAATAACCAATTGCAGTATACAAAACGTTGATAGGTGTCTTCATTTGATATGTACAAAGATTATTTATCCTGTACATGCTGACCACAGAACTCAGTTCTCTCTGGTATCTTCTCGTATATACCCAAGTTTACACAAATATCACGAAGTTCTATGTAATTATTCCAATAATCATCTGAATGAGAAAACTCTTCAACTGTGGAATGAGCTAACTCGTGAACCAGTACATGGAAAATCTCATTTACAGAACCATCAAGGCATATGGCAATCTCTTGACCTTTATTTGTGTTATACCCAACTGTTCCGTTCATTTTCTTATAACCAGTGATGGGAATATGTCTGGACAACATGTGAAACTTTGGATGCTCACTTTCTTTGATATGCCTCCTGAGAATTTCATATTTCTCTTTAAGCTCTATAAACTCCCTCGGTTCTCGGGTAGTTGCAAGTAAAAACGCATTTACGAGAAATAATAGAATCAATGCGATCATCTCTTATATACAAATATAAATTTGCTATAAAGTTCTGATATTTGGTTTCCCTCAAGACCTTCCCACAACTCTAACCTAAATCCCAACTCCTCTAAATGTGTGATAAGTAAATCCCTGTATGCAATTGGCTCTGACCGAGGACCATCTGCATAGAAAGGTGTATCCACCAAATTTACAAACAATTTCTCACCAAAACCACCGTTACCGGGTGTCTTCGTCACAAAGAAGTTACCCATGTCATCTTCAAGGGGTGTCCTAAATATGATCTTCTCGGAGTCGGGAATTATTCCTATGAGACGCCCACCAGGTTTCATCCTTTTCCTGATTTCCCTAATTGAATTGAAAAACTTTTCCTTCGTTTCAAAAATGTAATGAAGTGAAAAGTTGTAACAAACAATATCATATTTACGATTTGGACAACTATGAATATCACCCTCGTAGAAGTTTACCCGCATACGCATGTTTTTAGCACGCGACTTTGCTTCCACCAGGGCTTCTGGTATAGGATCACACATGCTCATATTTGCCCCACATTTGTGCCATTTCTGAAGGTCTCCGCCAAAGCCACAGCCAACATCAAGGATTTGATCACTCTCCCTCGTCACGGAATGGATCAAGTCCCTCTTAGCGTTGTTGTGGTTTTTTCGTATTTCCTCCATCTTATGGATTTTAAGATTTATTTCTTTTACTTAGGCAACCCAGAAACCAATTCATCCAAATGATCAAGGTAATTTAACTTCAACATCTTCCAATGAGATTGAAGAAGATGGTAGCCAATTAAACAAATAGTAATGAACATTTCCATCACCTTTTAGAAACTTCTGCTTCTCCAGATTTTGTACATCCTTCCCAATATCTAAAGTAGTAAACAAATCGTAACCCAAATTCTTGGCGATGAGGAATGCATCATTGAAAACGTCTCCAACTATGTAAAATGAATATGCTTGTTTGATTGTATATAAACCATCTTTTCTATGGTTTGGTATATCATAGAATGATATGAATGTATTATCCTTCTCATTTATATATGAATTAGCTGGAAGTATCCAATGTTTTACCCATTCTTTGTCAATGACTGGTGCAATCTTAAAATGTTTAAAATGATTCTGTAATATTTTGGTAACTTTTGGAATATCCTTTGTATACATCTTTCTGAAATTAGATGTTCCACGAACTTCAAGATATTTTTGTTTAGTTTTAGATGAAACTTTAAAATATCCAATGTCTGATAATCTTTTAACATTTAAAATGCGATGCCAATAAGAAGAGTTCACTAAAGGTGTTGGTATTTCAGTCACAGCGGTGTACACAGCCTGCCATATACCCTTTGTATTAGCAATTCGTTTCATTTCACTTATAAGAAGTGGTGCAAACCCTAAAGTTCTGTAATTGTGATGTACACATAGAAAATTGATTTGAACCATGTTTAATATATCATTACACACCCTCACTTTAGTGGGAACACTCGATATAAATCCAATAAGTTCTTGTGTTTCATCATGTACAATTCCTCTATTTTCATAACCGGGTGATTCACCTGCCCATTTTAGTGTTTCAAGTGAATATCTAAGAATATTAGTCTTACCATCTAAATATTGTTCACTTAGGAGTGGGTGAGCCTCTTTAACTGAACACACTTTCCATGAAAAACCATTTGGAAGCTTCACAGGTTCTTCCACAACCTTCTTTTCTTTTTCTATATCATCCCCCTGTTTATATTTGAGACCTTCCTGTGGGACGGGTTGTTTATCCCAAAATGTTCTCATTTGTATTTTATACCATAAATCTTTTAAGCAGGCTTAAAGTTTTGAAGACTGTATACTGTATAATATGTCTCTCGAGCAGGATTACACTACTGTCCCTGGTCAGCTTTACGCATGCCTCTCCGTCGTAGGACCAGAGGCTCCCCAGAAAAATGATAAGTTTGGTATTAAGATCCGCGGTGCTTTCTCCTCACGTGACGAGGCTGCTAACCACGCCAAGCGCCTCCAAAAGGAGGATTCCACTTTTGATATTTACGTCGTTGACATGTATAAGTGGCTACTCATCCCCCCCGACCCAACGAAGATTGAGGATGTGCACTACACCAATGAGAAGCTTGAGGAAATCATGAGTGGTTACAAGGATAATCAGGCTGAGGCTACTCGTATGTTTAACGAGCGTAAGAGGGATATGATGGAGACGAAGAGCTTCCTCAAGCCCGGAGACGAAAACTCTAAGTTTTACACCAAGCCTGATGAGAAGCCTATCAGTCATCCAGCTGA